GTGGGTTTTGTAAAGCACTATAAGGTGAACTATTGGCAAAGTTAATCATCATTGCCATTATGTCATCATAGTCTTGTATAGTTGCACGTCTTATCATTAGAAGTGTCCTAAGAAGCCCATGCCTGGAGCAATACCGGCATATCCGCCACCGCCGTATCCGCCTCCTCCACGTCCACGTCCTCTGCCGCCACCAATACCAGTGCCGCCAGTGTATTCTTTACCAAAGTCAAAGTTCATGTTGTGTAAGTCTTTACATCTGTTAAATGTAGTGTCTCCAGGAAAAAATCTGTTCCTATCTACTTCATTTGTTCTTTGACCAGTTATTCTTTGTTTTAATACTGTATTGATACTAGCACATGTAATACCTACTGTATTTGTATTTTTACCTGCTAGTACATCTACTTCTTCACTGATAGCAAAGTTAGTAATAACTCCGCTATATCTTTGAAAAACATTTGAGGTATTGAAACCTCCGTCATCATCAAAAAATGCTCTATATATTTTTATGTTGCCACCTTTAATTTTTGTGCCTAACACTAAAGCAATATAATCTTGTTCACTTGGAATACCACTTAGAGCAACTGTGATATCTCCATTAGTAGTTTTTATATCCTCAGCAATATCACTGATACTTAAAAAACTACCTAGTTCTGTATATGTATTTGAATTATATGTAACTGGCTTGTATGCACCACTAATGTAATATGTAGTGCCACCCAAAGTTAAATCAATCAATAATGCATGATTGATGTGAGTTGTGCCTGTTACTGGTGCTATTGTAGTTGCCATAATTCTCCTGTTATGTGATTATTTCAACAAGTTCAAAATCATCACTAAATTCTATTCTGTCCCCTGGTACTATACTGTAAATTGGTCTGTTACTTACTTTTACATGGAATGTTACATCATTACCTACGTTTATACCAGCACCAGCAAGTGCAACACCATCTTGTTCTAGTATTGCTCTGTGTGTTGGTACAGTTACAGTACTGGCATGGTCAGCCACGTTGCTTGTAACTTGATATGTGTATCTATATCCATTTGTATTGCCTTTTGGTTGTATAAAGTCTCCCTTAACAAATAAATTGCCTCCTGGTGTACCAGGTACACTACTTGTATTCAATACAATGTTACTGTTACTTGCACTTGTTACTGTGATATTTGCTAATTGTATTGCATTTGCAGTACCTTGATATGCTGTAATGTAACTTAATCCTGTGTTGGTTTTACCAATATCAATCTCTTCTTCTACAACAACATCAGCACTATCAATTGCTTCTAACAAATCTCTGTTGGTGCTGTATGTTAGTCCTGCATGTGTTCCTATAGTAAATCTATAAGGCAAACCAAATGCTCTTGCGGCTGTTTTTACTTTACCACTTCTAGATATACTTTGAGCCGCTGACTTAGATTTGTCTATGGCAATGTATGTGGCTTCATCTACTATCTTTTGTATAGACATTATTGCGGTATCCTCCTTTGTCCTCTAGTTGTGACGTTGTATATAAATTCTGGGTCACGTGCTACCATTTGTTTGAAACTTAATGCATCTACGGCATTGATGTTGTATGTAACAGCAGTCCTGCCTCCAACACCACCCATCATATCATTTGGTACAATAGTTCCTGCTGTTTTTGGCACAAACAATTCTGGTCCTCTTTCACCAACTATGTAAGGTGTGTTACCTAATACTGGTCCACCTGTTGCTTTGAATCCTCCAAAGCCTCCCCCTGGTGTAAACTGTATTCCAAATATTGCACTAAGGATTGGTTGTATAATAGCCATTCTCAATGCATCTGCAATAAGTTGATTTATTATACGTTTGAAGAAGTTTTTGAAACTGTCTAACACACTCTTACCTTCTGTAAGTGCTACTGCTAGATCCTCACTTAATGCTTTACCGGCACTAGCAACTGTTTCACCAAAACTAACCATAATTGGATTGCCTTCTTCAAATGCTTCATCCAATGCTTTTTTGGCACGTTTGTATTCTTCAAATGTAATAACACCCGTTTTCAACATCTCATCAATACGGGCTAATTGTACTCTATATTCTTCCATGGTCTCAATGCCCATGAATTCAAGTTTTAATTGTTTTAATAATTCTGTAAAGTTCTTGGTTGTTTCTCCAGCGGCATTGGCATTTTGAGCAATATCAATTATTGCATCACCTGTAACACTTGCCGCCGCATCTGCTACTTCTTGACTTGCTTGTCTTATTTCATCTGCACCACTTGTAACTTCATCTTTAAACTGCCTAAATGAATCTCTTGCACCAGTGTTAGTAACAATAATATCACCAAAGTTATCTACAAAGTCTTTGGCAAATTTACCAACACCTGCATTATTGTCATTAAGGTCTTTTCTCATCTCAGCAAAGAAATCTTTGAATCTGCTGTCCATACCTGGAATGATGTCTAATAAAAATCCAAATCCTTCTCCTAACAAGAATACCTTGTCAAGAATAAATCTTAATGCTTCACCGGCTATCTCTTTAAATGACTGGAAGAATTCAGAAAAGTTAGGAAATACTGCATTGAATACATTTAAGAATACATCTTTAATTGTAGCAATTAGGTCTATGATTAATGCAATAGATTCACCTGCGGCAAAAAATGCATTAACTAATGTTGTACCTAAACTGTTTGCAAATCCTAATATTTCTTCTTTGTTTGCTCTAAAGGCTTCAACAAGTGTGTCAATACCTGCTTTTAATTCTGGACTAACTGCATCTCCAAGTTCTTTTTGGAACAATGTAAATGCGTCTCCGGCTTGTGATAAACTACCAGTTAGTGTTCTGTTTAAACTTTGTGCCGCTCCAGATATTTCTGTTTCTAGTTCTCTAAATTTTGCAATAGTTTCTTCAACACTTACACTAACACCTGCTTCAAATCCAGCCGCCGCTAGTACACCTTTTTCTCTGAATACATCAGCCGCTCCAGCACCAGCACTAAAGGATCTTTGTAATTGTCCTGCCGCTACTTCAAACGGTATACCAAAGTTACCAGCAATATCTGCCGCTAATTGTGTGTTACGTTGTAAGTCTTGTAATGTAGGTGATATAGTTGCTAAGGCAGGCTGTGCTCTTGCTAACTCTTCAAAACTAATTGGCAGTTCTTCTGCCGCTGTAATTAATTGGTTAAGAGCCGCACGTCCTTTTGCCGCACTACCTGTTAAGTTTGTTAGTGTTGTTTCAACATCAGCAAACTGTTTACTTACATCTAAAGCAGATCCTAATAATTTGAAACTACCTATAAGTGTACCTAGTCCAGCCGCCAGTGCCGCTAATGGTCCAAGCATTTTAGTAAACTTACCAGCAGTAATAACAGCCGCTCCACCTAAAGCACCTAAGCCGGCTTTAGCCGCTGTGGTTCTTCTGGTAAAGTCTTTGTCATTTAATACTAGTGTTACTTCTATTCTTTTAGCCATTATAAACTTCTCACAAAATCTTCTATTATTTCATCCATTTCATCTAGTGTAGGTTGACTCATACCTTTTGGTGCTTGTTTACTCCAACCTTCATCTAATCTGCCTGCATATGGATATTCTGCTTTGATAGTATTTGATACTGTTCTAGTTTTCTTTCTAGCATTACCAGTATCAATGGGTGTAATCTCTTTGAAAAACTTACCACTCTTTTTAATCAAATGGTTAGGCAGTTTTTGAAGTTTCTTCATTAACCTATCTGTTGTTAATTTGTTTAGTCTTACACTCATCTGTTGCTTACTATCTTTTCTCTTAATTTTCTACCTTCTTCCATTTTTGCTTTTATTTGTGCATCTGTGAAAGCCGGTGCTTGTTTATTTGCCTTTCTGTTTTGTTGGTCTCTGTACTGCATGGCAGTTTGAAAAATGCTTAAATCATGTGTTGTGCCTTTGGCTAACACTTCTGTGGGTAACATTCCATAACGTTCACCCATTGCATCCAACATTAAGATAAAGTTTGTTGTTACGTTATCTTCTATGCTGTGGTTGATTGCTTTCCCAGGCTCTCACCAACCTTTTTCAAAGCCTCCATCATTACGTCAATAGGTAATATTTTACCATCTTGCATAACTGGTTGACCATCACTATCCAATATGAGTTGTTCCATAACTGGCATCAGTTCTGGAATGTTGTCATCTGTTACGTTGGATAGTTGTGCGTATAGACTAAGGTCTTGTCTGTCATACACGTGAAATTCTAATTCATCACCATACTTTTCTTTTATGTGGTCTGAATCAATTGTAATTTTTACTAATTCTGGTTTTTTACTTAGGTCTTTTAAGTCCATATCTATATATCTCCGTTGTCTGTATATCTTTTCTTTAAATGATGTATTGCACTTAGGCAAAACTTTATTCTATTTTTGGCTTTTGCTACGTCTTTCTCTGCACAAAAGATTTCACCTTGCGCCTTAGCAAGTTCTTCTTCAAGACTTCTCAGTATCTGATGAGTCTCCTTTTCCGTCCAAATCTGCATGTTTCTCTTCTTTTATATTTATTGATTTTTTGGATTTCTTGGCATCAGGTAACTCTATTCCATGGGCTTTTGCATGTGCATCCATGTCATACCATTTACCATCTATCATGATGGTTCTGTCTTTGTTTCCTGTCCAATTTCCATCTTTATCAAATTGTCTTAACCATTTGTGGTCCATAAATCTCTCCTATAGTAAGAAAGAGTAGGGCAATATGCCCTACCCTAACTCTGAGTGGATTATACTGTTGTATTAGTAATCTGCCCGTCAATAACAATAGTCATTGGGGAAGTAATTACAGCATTCTCCATATTTAATACTGGTGCTAATCCAGAAATAAAGCCACTACCAGTGACACTTCTTCCGCCAGTGTCAGTTCCTTCAAAGGCAAGTTCAAAATGAACTCTGTCTTTGTTAATGCTTGTTCCTAGCAAACCTACGTTTGCTACTCTTTCTGCATTGGAACCATCACCAAAGAAAGTTGCTTCATCAACTAACATGTTTAATGAAATTTGGTTTGTATTGGTAGTAGTGAACGTTTTAGCCGCAGAATTATCTAACACATTATATGTTTGAGTTCCTGCAGTTGTGTCCAACGTCAAATCCTGGATAAAAGGCACAGTAACGGCACCGGTATTTTGCACATTAGCATTACCAACTACGTTGGACAATGTAAGTACACCTAAACTGCCTGCTGTTAAATTCATTGTTGTCATGATTTTCTCCTTTTACAATGGGTCTACGTATCTGTAAACCTATATTCAAATGTGTAAGTAATTTTGTCTGAAGTTATTTCAGTTTCATAATCACTCTGTTTGCTTACAACACCAGAGATTACACTCTTGGCACTTAAAACATTAGATACCACATTTGCAATATCTCCAGGTTGATTTTTGGCATCTACTTGTAGATATCCGTTGATTGTACTAACGTTGCTTACTACCTCATGTGAATCCAATGTGGTAAACAGTATGTCTTGGCTGATTTGTTCCTCATCTAAATACAATACTTTCATGTTTTGCACATAAAGAGGCTCACTACCAGTAATCCAAGGCAGTTCACTGCTTACAGTTACATTACTTCCACTTAAGGATGAAGTAAGTTGTGTTAATAAATCACTACGTTTACTCATTACTTGACTCTAACTATAGACTTCCTACCTCTGGTTCTTCTAGTTAATGCAAATTTAGTGTACTTCTCATTGGTCTCTACTGTTCCGTCTTCATCTAGGTCATAGAAGTCACCCATTGAAATAAGTTCATTGTATAACTCTTGAAAACGTCTTTCATAGAAAGCAATTTTTTGTACTTCTGCACTATCTGGATCACCAAAGTTTGCTATCTTTGGATACAAGTATGATGATAACGTGTGAAAACAACATAAGTCAGTAAAGTCTACACGTCTTTGAAACTTGTTCTTGTCCGGTGTATCCAATGCCGCTAAACTTGTATAGCCACTACCTACGTTGCTCAAATACTCTCTCCACCATTCTGATGATTTGATTTTTTGAACAATCCTGTCTGTACTTTTAACAAGCATTTCATCAACTACTGCTTCTGTTAAGCCTTCATTGGCTTCAAAAACACGTTGATCCAAATCTTGTACGTCTATAAAGTCAGCAAACTGAATTACGTTACCACTTCCATCTACTACAAATGCCATGCTACCAACTCCTATTACACGTTAGCCGCGTTAGCATTAGTTGTTAAGTTATTTGTTCTAAAGAACATACAACCTACAGCACTACCTAACAGTCCGCCTAATAATGCTTGGTTACCAATGTCTGATAAACTTGGCACTCTAGCCTGGTCTGCGTGGTTAAGTTCTGATACTAGAGCAAACTCAGTTGCTGGTCCTATGAAAGCCGCATACATGTTGTTGTCCATTGCTGGAGCATTTGAACTTCTTAGGTTAGAAACTGATTTTTGGAAGTTATCCAAAGATGCTACGTTAGAAGCACTAGCAATAGTGTTACTACCAGCAACAAGTCTAATCCTGTCACTTGCAATAGTTTTATAGCCAGCTCTAACTGTTGCTCTAAAGTTGTGTAAGTCTTTGTCATTGTCATAGAAAGTTGTCACAGTTGGTTGTCTCTTCACACCATATGCAAGAGAGTCTGGTCCCATAACAGCATTAACTTCAACTGCCGCACCTGATGTAGAAACACCGTCATTTGTTGCGCCAGATCCTGCTATTTCTGAGAAACCTGCTACGTCTATTGACTGAGCTATACCGCCTGAAAGTCTTGCTAAAAGTTGACTTCTGACCATTGCCATTCCGCCATCTTCAATTGCTTCTTCAGAGATATCACTCCATGATCCAAATTTGCTCATGCTCAATGTTACTGATGTAGGAATGAAAGCATTTTCTGCCGCCGCTACACCACTGATAGAGTCACCTTCTGTTACGGCTTGTCCATCTACATACGCATTAACAACTGGAATTTTTATTTGTGCGCCTGACTGTCCGCTGATGTCATAGAAGTTTCTGATAAATCCTGAATTAGGTAAAAGAACTTGGTCTTCTACATAAGGGATTAAACTTCCAACTACGTCAGCATACAAACTGGCTACGTTTGCACTTTTTGTTGTTGCCATGTTATTCTCCTTTGTTTACTTGGCTGTTTATTTGGATTTTTTTGAACTTACCAATTTATTACCATGGGCTCTTGCTCCAAAACTTTGTCCATCATAACTGATAGATTTGTCCATTTGCTTTTTGACCATGCCGTCAGTAACTTCATCAAATCCTAAACTTGGGTTTGCTTTTCTTACTTGCACCCAAGCAGTTTTGTATTTGCTATCACTGTTAAGTCTTTTTTGGTCAACACCTTGATCAGTTGGTGTGCCACTAATTTCTTTTCCAGTGGAAACACTATCAATACCTTTTTTGGCAGTAGGTAAACCTAATGTTTTACCCAATATGTCAACAGCACCTTTGTAGTCTGGAGTCTCACCGTCTGTGGTTAGGAATTCATCTCCATTCTTAATTACAAATGTGTCATTTTGGATACTCATCATACCTCTTGCTTTCATAAGGTCAATCACAGCAGTCCTTTGTTCTGTGTCCCATGCACTAGGCATAGCAGAGTTTAGGTTTGCCATATGATCCTTAAGTACAAGTTCTGTCTTTAATTGAGTAACTTCTTTTTGCAGTTCTTCCATAGAGGCTTCTCTTTTCTTAACTGCATCTCTTAGACTTTGAACATCCAATGTAGGACTTTCTGGGTCTGTTGTTTCTCTCAATTGACTGACCACGTTCTTAACTTGATCCAAATTGTCAACATCTAAGTCTTGCAACACTTTGCTTTCTGCTTGTGCTTTGGCATTTGCCGCAATCTTATTTGTTTCATCTCTGGAGTAAACTCTTACTCCATCAACAAAAGTTTTGCCATCTTTGACTTCTACTTTAGGTGAAGAACTTTCTTCAACTACTGCTTCTGTCTCTGTATTGACATCTTCAGAGTTCACAGCCTCTGTAACTGGAGCGTCTATTGTATCAGGACTCTCAACTGTTTCAACATTATTATCCATGTTGTATATTCTCCTAATTTATTCCCTCAGAGTACCGGGTAATTTGTTTTATAAACTGTTTTCACTGTAACTACCATTTAGTAGTTGCTGAATACGTTTTTTGAGAGTATCTTCTATTCTCTCAAAATCCTCTGTAATTTCTTCTACATCAAGTCCTAAGTCTGCCTCCATAGCATTCTCATATTCTTGATGTGTTGCAAATGGCATGTAAATTGTTACTCCATCTTCTCTCATGTGTGTATGAAATCCACTGCCACCTAATTCTTGTGCTCTTGCTTCTGCTTGTTCTTGGGTCTCATATTCCTCTACCATGTATTGTGCTTCACCCATAAACCTTGATTTGTAATCATCATACAAAGTAAGCAGTCTTGTCATTTCTTCTATTTCATGTTGTACAGCACGTTTACCATACTGTCTGTTGTATGAAATACTTAAATCCTCTGGCATTGTTGCGTTAATCCAATCAAACCACATAATCCACATGTTGTATTCTGCATTTTCTAGGCTGACTGCTTTTTTACGCACAAATGCTTCTAATTTGCTGTCATATTGTTCTATTTGTGCACCACTTCTACTTGCTCTTATCAACTCATCACTTCTAATCATTGCAACACTATTCATTTTTTCTATTTTTTGGTCAATTAGAGTGCTTATTTCTTGTACTCCTTGCATAGGAGGTGCTTTGAATTCATAAACATAGTTTTGTTGTCCACCAATTGCACCAGGAACACGTAGAACAGTACCAGGCTCTGCACCTATTTTACCGTCATTTAGTTCTGATGTTTGTTCATCTACTATGTTTACAGGATGTGCACCGTATGTGATTGCACTATATAGTTCTCCAAAGTCTCCATATACTGATTTTTGTATTTGTGCAATATCAAAAATAGGTGTATGTCCTACACCCTCATATATTTTTGTGCTTTGGTATATAGGCATACATGGGATATATCCTAATTCATTTTCTGTTTCAACAATGAACATTCCATTCTCTTCTCTGACTTCTTCATCAGTTTCAATATTGAATGTTGGTGTTTGATCCTCATCTTCATCTTTCTCTTTTGGTACCCATACAGTACTGATAGTTTCTGGAGTCATGTATCTGTAAATAGTTACATCCTCTGTTTCACTTAATGCAATTAGCAATTTGTTTAGTTTTAAATTACCACTACCATCATATTTGTATTCCCAATTGATTACATCTAATGGATTGTGCATTTTCCACAATGCATATTCTCCCTCTGTGAACTTAACACAACTTACCCACATAACACCAAAGATTGATGTCATTAGGTCTAAGTGGCTCATAAATTCATTTATGCTGTTGCCTTCACCGTCTGCGTTTCTGATAAACTTCTCTATTTCTTCACTTTCTGGTAATGTTCTTGTTGGAGGGCTGTTAAACAACATAGCATTCCATTCTGAACAATACAGTCTTACGTAAGGAAATAGGGGTGTATTTGAAAGTTTTTCATAGTAAAAAGTACCTTCATAATCTGAAAGTCCTCTGTCTGCACTATTGTAACTGCTTGATTTGTTTAGTCTGCTTCTATACTTATTGCTGATTCCACCATCACCATCTACATCATAAGTGTTGATTGTTTCACCGCTTGTTTCAGTATCTGTTTCATAAGCACGTAGGTATCTACCGTGACGGTACTCTACTCCGCCTATGTAACTATTATATGCTAAAGTCCAATCTTCAAAGTATCTATCATATAAAGGGTGTGCTTGACTTAAAAATTCATCTAGAGAATATTTACTATCTGCCATATGGTATCCTGAGATGCAAGTAATGTGTGACACTTGCTTTATAACGTTATGAAACTATTTATCAGTATGTGCCGTTTTTTGGGGTCATTTTGTGCTATTTGACTAAATATTAGTATAAGGAATTTTAGGAAACACATATGGAACCACTAAACATAAAAACATATAGAGCAATACAAAATTTTGACATTACATTACTAGAACCTACACGTAGGCAAATGTTTGAATGTGCTTTAATTTTGGATATTTGCAAAGATTTCACACTTAACTCCGGCTTAGATGACTTACATAACATACCAAAAGGTTCAAAATGGAATAATGACTTGGGTAATGCTTGTAGAAATGCAAGTGTTGGTGCTATTTGGACTATGATTAACCTAATTAGACACATATATGACAATGAAGTTGAAGAAGGAGACAAAGGATTTACTGCAAATGCAGAAGTTGTTGACCACAAAAGAATAAACAAAATATTATCTGAAACAAAAACTAAAGTGGCAGAATTAGTTGCTACAAGCCAAGTAGATTTTCCTACAGTTATGTCAGAAAGTGCATACAAACGCAAAAAAGTCTCAGCACAAGACTGTTGGCATATTGGTAATGCATGGGCAGAAGTAATGGGAGTAAAAGTACCAGATCCCAATTACTGGAAACAGAACAAGAAAGCAAATGCTTTCAAACCAAATTTGCGGTAATACAAGATAGTGTTACTGTAAATAACTTTACAGAGTAATCTGTAATTTCTAAATACAGCACAAAAATAAATGTGTGTATGACGTTTAATGTGCTGGCGTCAAAACTACAAATTGGTCTTTGGGTAGTTTTAACTTACACACTATAATTAAATATAAAAGTTTAGTTATATGTGTTATAAAAGACCAATAAAGCACTAGGTTGATTCCTCTCCCTAGTGCTTTTTTTTACCTAAAAAAAACAGCATAACCTCGGGAGTAGTTATGCTGTTTGGACATGCATCACCTGATGCAAAAGATTTAAAATTTAAAATTGGTAATTATAAATTAATCAACCCTATAAATTTATTTTATCACGTTATTGTGATAGTAATATTTAGTCATAAAAAAACAGCAACATTCATAGTCCTGAAACGTTGCTGTTTTTAATTTGTTATCTCACGGTGTAGGCAAATTGTTAGTAAAACTAACCTTACTGTAAACAGTAAGCGGACAAGCCCTATATACGTTTGAGTAAAACATATTGCGCCAATAACATTATTACTTATTCTCTATTTTGGAATACCACCGTATTCTTGGAACAAGTTAATAATTCTTGTGTAAAGTTCAACCCTTGCATCAAACACTTCACTGTACGGCTTTTCCTTGGGCTTTATAGCCTCTAAGAGTTCATCTGCCGGTGTTACATACTTGACCACATCTTTTGCATAGTTTTCCATAAACTTGTGCCTTACATGATGCCAAATTACTGTGTCCCAGTGATACATTTCTTCTTTGTCATAACTTGCAAAGTTATACTTTTGTAATATTTCAATATACAGTTTGCTTATTTTACTGTCCAATTCAGCATTGTCTGTGTATGATATTTGATTTGGTAATGTGTTTAGTTTCATAATGTAATATTTCCTTCTGATTCTTTTTTGCCTGCTTCTGCAACTGTGATAGTGTCACTTTGTAAACTGCCTGCTTTGCCAGTTCCAACACCCATCCAATCTTTTTTGGCAAGCATACCATCTCTCATCTCTTCAGTCTTTTTGTCTGCGGCTTTTTGTAAATCTTCTTTGGTCACACCCATCTTCTTCATAAAACCTTCTACATGGTGAATACCATAATGCTTTTTGTGTTTACTGCCAGCACTAAAGTCAATAGTTTGAAAAGGTGACTTGCTAGGGTCATACACTTTTAATTTACGTTTCTGATTCCGTGCTGTTCTCTTCTTTGCCAGCCATGCTGATTTTGGATTCTTTTTCTTCATCTGTAATACCTCTTATATCTTTAATCTTTTGTTCATTTTGTGCTTCAATTTGTTCATGATTGTCTGCTCTCCACTGCTCCATTTCTGTGGTAATGTCCTCATACTGACATGCTCCAAATTTAATACTGTAATATTTTGCATAACTTTCTACTCCTTCTAGTCCTTTTGGATTGTCCTCTCTGTATGCAAATTCTTTTATAACTGCATACACACCCTCTGGTGTGTTAAAGTGATTTGTTGGATCTCTATGGTAGTATTTGTAATACTTAACCTTAATCCTTGTGGGTGTGTTTGTCATTTTGTTCTCCATAATGTTTTTTGTGTGGAGGCTCTACTCCATATTGTCTCAACAGTTCATAATACTGTTCTAATTCTTTTTTGTATTGTGCTACTATCTCTTTGCTATTCTTCTTCTTGGTCATCTACATACACACCGTTTATTTTTACTTTATACTTGCGTTTTGTTGTGTCCTTGTTGCCCCAATCTATTTTGTCATAGTTGTCTTTGTATTCTTGACTGCTGTCACTGGCAACTATTGTGCCTCTGTGTGTTAGTCCTTCAGTTTGGTCTTTAAGTTTTTTCAGTTTGGGACTTTTGTTTATGATGTTGTCAAATGTGTTTTTATACTTGCGTTGTATCTCCATTTGTTTTGCTATAGGATCTTTTTTATCCGTCATACCATTGCTCCTGTTGTTCTACGTCCTGGTTTGTTGCCACTTACATGTTTGGTAATAGGATACAACTGATACACACTATAACTTAATGCATCTGTGATATGGTCATATCCTTTGTCTTTTTCTGGTATTCTTGTGCCTTCCTTGTATGCATGTTTGATTAATGCTTCACGCAACTGTCTACATCTTGGGTCTATAAACAAATTGTGTTGCCCTGTGCTGTCTGTAAAACGTGCATTTGTGCTGTTTATTCTGTCTATTACACTAGGATTAGTGTTGTTTACTCTCAGTTTGAATCCTGCATTTGCCAATATGATGTGGTCTGTTAGTCCATTTGCACTTGTTCTACGTTGTGCACCACTGGCATCTGGATATGCAAATATTGGATTAGTAGGATAACGCAAACGTAACTCTTGGCACATTTCTGTTGTGTTTGAACTGTAAATTATTATCTCATCTATAACATACATACTGTCTCCTTTCAATATGCTTACAGTACATGTGCCTGGTGATATGTTAAAGTCAAAGCCACAATGTAATGGTGTTTGTGCATCTAGGTTCCCTGGTAATGCTTTTATGTTGTCATCTGTAAATGCATAGTAAACTGTTTGTGTCCATGTAACAAATTGTGCTAGATATTCTTGTTCAAATGTTCTAGCATCCAAGTCTAACTTTGCTTGTTCCAATTCATCTGCTGGCACATTTCCCCCGTCCAATGTTGTGAATTGAAAACTTTCCCACTCATCATTTGCTTTGCTGTTTACCCAAAGGTCATAAAACCAATTACGTCCAGTAGGTGAACTGATAAACAATGCATCCCCCATTGTGTCTGATAACATTGGTCTTACCACACTAAACCATGTTTCACTATCAATAAAACTACACTCATCCAATACCACAAAGTTATACTTACTACCACGTAATGCATCATGATTATCACTGCTACGCAAATATATCTTACTGTTGTTTACCAGTGTTATGCATAGGTCACTTTGGTTTACTGACTTTATCCAGTTTATTGCATACAGTCTTTCTTTTAGTTCATTGAAGAACACTTGCTTTACCTGTCTGTATGTGGGAGCAATAATGCATATGAGTTGATTTGGTTGTCTAGCAAATTTGGCTACTTCATTAATGGCTAAAAAACTTTTGCCAAAACGTCTACCACAAGCGGCTACTCTAAAACGTGCGTCACTGTTTGATATTTGTTTTTGTGCTTTACTAAGTCTCATGCTACTAATAATAATATAAAGAAAAAGAGGAATAATATGCTAAACCATTTTATACATTTGCCTAACAACCAACCAACTGTTCTAATCATCATATCTATCCCAAGGATGTTCTTTTATGCTACCACCCATAGGCATCATATCCCAATATTCTTCATGTAGTGTTGCACAATGTTTGAGATAAAAGAAAAACTTTTCTTCTTCATTGTCAAAACCTTTTTCCCATTGTAAGATAATGTCTCTAACTTCATTCATATCACGTGGGATACTCATCTTGGTAAATGTTTCCATGTGATGTTTCTGTGTATCATTTCAATAGCACTCACACTACAACCTACAATTTTTGCAAGGTCTCTTTGTGTAATCTTTTTGTGGTTTGCAATAACAAACTTTGCTTGATGTTCTGTTAGTGTGGCATTGTAATTGTCCTCACCAATGTGTGTGGGAGGCTTTACATATCTGCCTTTGTTGATACAGTCTTGTATGTTGTCTTGAACTGTGCCTAGCCACAAACAATCTGGATTAACACATTGTCTGTATGTGATATCATTTGCTTCATACAGTTGGTCACAGTCATGAAGCACACAATATTCATTAACATCTTCTTCTTTGAATTTGCCACTTATCAATGCACTAAATCTATGTGCAGAAATGAAACGCAGTCTAGGTTCTCCATCTGCGTCTTCATATCTATACCACCAATTTATGTAGCCATTGTTTTGCACATTGCCTTTCAAAAACACACATCCATTAGGCTGTGTTTCCAATCTGTCATGAAACTTGTCTATGTACTTTTGTGGAATATTGGCAACATGGTGTGGTTCACCTTTTACGCCAGGCTTTTTGCATAATGCTTTCTTCATAATGACAAGTTTGCTTTCTTCTTGCCAGCATTGCCTTGATTAAGTTCTGATCCATAACTGATTAGCAAACACAATACTGTTAGTGGTGTAAACCACAAGTTCAAGTGTCCTAACATCTGTCCCCACAGCAAACTGATGCCTGCCAATGTGAATGTGTTTAATGATCCAACAATTTTCATGCTGGCCCAATCTGTTATGTAGTTGTCAATTTTTTGACCTTTCATTTTCATATCTATATATCTCCTTGTTTATGAGCAAAGGGCCGCCTAGTTGAAATGCTTCTTCATAGTGTCCTTTGCCACTAACTAACAATTGGGCGGACTGCTACTCCACACCAACTAGGTCTTACGCTCACAAACTTTGTTAATCTTCATCAGTAGAATCCTCCTCTACTGTTTGTTCTAATGGTTCATCATTCCAAGGTAATACTTGCTCTGACTCTGTGCCTATAGGTGTCTCTGCTTGACCTAAATACTGTTTGCCCAGCCATATCAACATCACTCTGTCACCATTAAGTGCAACTTGGATTTGCTTTTGACGTAATTTTTGTTTTAGTTTACCCCTTCCTTTTGATAAAATATCACTAAAATTGTACCTAAAACTACTTTCTGATACATCAAAATACTCAGCAATCTCTCTGTCTGTGCTACCAATTTCCGCTAAGTGCTGTACTTCTTCTTCTGGGACAAGTGTTTTATCTCTGCCCACAAGTCTGCACATCACAGTTTTTTCACCGCGTTTAACACTTTTTCTATTCTTGCGTAATGGGTATTTTTTATCTTGAGTTTGCTCAGTCATTTGCATTCCTGTATGTTCAGTAAACTAATTACCGTTTACTGTAATTGCAAATGTATTTATGCTAAGTGAACAATTTTATGGGACTTTTTGCGTGATAACTTGTGATGTTTGACTTTTCTTGCTCTTAGAGGCCACCATTTGCCCTGCATGTAAGTGTGTCTTTGTATAAAGTCTCTGGGATAACCATAACAATCATGTATAAATTTGTAATCATCTGCA